ACATCATTGTGTATCATTTATAAATATGTTTTTGTTTTACAAAACTAAATTGTTACTGTATTTGAACTTGATAGGATACTTTCCTCCTTGGTTCATTATTTTTTCTAAAGATTCTAATGTCTCTTTGCCATCCGACTTATCAAAATCAAATACAAAAGCATCATAAGTATAAAGTGCTAGTTTGCTTTTTTTATCTTGAAGAAACATAAGCACATCTTTTAATATAAGAATATTTCTTGAGGTTTCCAAGCTCTGCATCATATAGTTCATAAGCTTCTGAGGATGCATATCTGGAAGGTCTTGTGTGAATCTTTTTCCTGATATTGGATCTTCTACATATCCTTGTTCTTTAAATTGCTTCCAAAGACCGTTTATATAATTCTGAATCTTATCGAAGATTTCCAAGAAAGCATACTCCGGTGGAATCTTTCCATAAATGGCATGAAAGTTAATTTGTTTTGCTTTTGCATATTCATCTTCAGCTATTTCATCTTTACCGAAGTAAAGTCTAGCCAATTGAACGTGAGCTGATTCGTCTGTTAATTCATATCCTATTTGTTCGCATAATAGTCTTAAATGATATCCATCAAAGTCCATTTCTACAAATACATCGTTCTGAGGAATGATTGCTTTTCTAAATTCAGGTGCTTTTGGTATTGCTGCAAAATTTACTGAGTTAAAAGCATTTGTTGGACGAGAAGTCGTATTATATAGATTGTACGAAGTATAAATAATATTATTATCAATACTATAAACAGGATTACTTGGTTTAAATAATTCTAGAAAGGATTGGTAGGTTATTCTCAATCCAGCTCTCTCAATCATAAAGAAAACAGACGTTGCAGTTTTATTATAAAAATCAAAGCCATTGGGTATTGCAATATGCAATATCTTTTGTAATGACTTATAATTCTCTTCACACTTCTCAAATAACTTTGATATTGGAATTATAGCATTTATTTCTTTAAAATCATGAAAGCGATTGTAATACCAATTACAAGTTGAGTTAGATCTCGGTAATTCAAGTCTATTGTAAGAAGTCATTGAATGAAGCAAGGAAAGATCTATAACATTCGGTAATACAAAGTGGTACATCAATTCTTTCTTATCAAATGTATAAAGTGTTGTGTACTCTTTTAGTATATCGTAGACACGGTTTTTATCTACATTAAGTCCTTCATCATGACTTACTGGGATAATATATCCTTCTGGATGATCCAGAGGTCTTAGATAGACTGCTACGGTAGTGGTAAGAAGTGGGTGGTAGTTATCATTTGTAGAAATGACTTCTACATAACCTCCTTTCCTTCCTAAATTTTTTAGAAGCTGTATTTGCTCCTCTGTCTCTACTATATAAAACATTTTCTATAACCTTTTCTTTAATATAAGAAAAAAGGCCTGCAAAAGCAAGCCTTGTTTTTATTTTTTTGTATCGAAATTTGCTTTTCGAGAATTCTCTAGTGCTATGTCTGGATCTAATACTGTGATTGTGTTTGAAGATAATTCATTTGCTGTTGCAGAAACTGGTTCTTCTACAAGAAGTGAATAATCTGTTATAAAGGTTGAAATTCCTGGTATTTGCTTCTCTACTGCAGCAACTGCTTTTTTGTTTTTAGAAGCGGCACCTTCGTACGGATATCCTGCTATTATACTATTTTCAGCAGGACCTTTTATTACCCAGTTTACTTCTATAAATCTTTTATTAAGTAATTCTTTTTGAGCTTCTAAATACGTTTCTCTGTCTGTTTCTACAATTTTATTATCATTTTTGTCTTGAATAAAATACCTAATGGTGAATCCTCTTTCTCTATCTATTGAAGACAGTTTTGGTTTAAAAAATCCTTTTGCTAAAGTCGCTAGTAGGGCAAAAATTCCAACCTTAGCTCCTTGATTTATAAGTCTTTCTTTTTCTATCTTAAACAGTTCGCCACCTCCCTGTTGAGGGGACTTTCCTGAGTAAAATTTTCCTCTAGAAGCTTCTATGTAGTATCCTACATACTCTTCTCCTGTATCCTTCACGGTATACTCTCTACCTAGTGTATATTTAGGTTCAGTATAACTACTCTTAGGTATGTATCTTTTAAACTTTGCCATCTACTCTTATGCGTATTTCGAACTATCTTTTAAGAGTTCTGCCCAGTATCCTTTAAATCTTCCAATTCTATCTGCAAGACCGTTAGCCGGATTTTTTCCATTAACTCTTTTAGATACTTGTTTAACATTCGCATCTGCTGTACCTGCTAATGCTAATCTTGTAATATTTCCAGATAAGAACTTCCACCAGTAGCAGGCTGAGTCTGCTGCAAATTTAGTTGCTACAAGATCTGGGTTTGTTACTACATCGTCTGTAATTCCTTTTGAGACTAAATGTTGATTATATCGTGTATAATTTTCTCTACCTGTAATCTGTATATATCCTCTTCCTCTAAATTTAAAACCATCTCCTGTTTTTGTATTTCCTAGATCTTTTCTTCTTTCGTATGTTTTTTGAGCTTCTGTAGGACCCCATATCTCTTTTTTATTGACAAAGCCGCCGGATTCGTGTGAGCATTGTGCAAGGAAATGTGCTCTTTCTTTTGGATCTACTATACCGTATGTTCTCATAGCTCTTATTAGCTCGTCTGGCGGTGTGACTGTTGGTTTTGGCTTAATACCTGTTTCTTCATTTGGATTTACTCCATCCGATGGTGTTGGTGGAGTAAACTCTGGAGAGGTTGCTACCTTGTCTCCTGGTTTAAGTACAATTGTTTGCGCTTTTAATTGGGTTGACCATCTATTTCCTCCAATTGTATGCTCTACTCCTGTTACAATAAACCCTAATACTTCATCGTATTTGGCTGGCATGATACCTGGGTTAATTCTAAAAGCTTGTCCGATTTTAATACCAGATATTCCGTCCATATTAATACCTACCTCAAAAGGGATAATTCCTGCTGGACCTGCTTTGGTGCCTGATGCTGCTGATTCTTCTGTATAAGTCTGTAGGTATGTCTTAGTAAAGTCAGCGTAGTCGACTCTTGCAGCAGAGAATTTTTCCGGGTCGTACTTATTACCGGTGTAAAATTCTTTTAAAGTTGTAAATGTTTTGTTATACCTTTCTGATTGCTGTTTTTTTCTTTCTGCTTCAACACTTTCTTTTGCTGAAGTATCTGCAGTTGTATTTATAAACTTGTTACCAAGTATTCTATCTGTTAATCCTTCATTCCATCTAAACATAGCTTCAGCTTCTACTCCTACATCGGAACCGTTGTTTTGAGCTGAAACGGCTACCATTGTACTTAATGCTGGTGATAGTTTTGTTGTAAAGTCAAAATTCGTTACAGTTGATTTTAATCCTGTTATATTGAGCATAGGAGTATCATCTTCAGATTCTGAGGCTCTAATTTTTCTATCTACTATATAGTATGTAAATCTATCTTCTTCGTAATGTAGAGCTAGATCGTTATAGTCCCCTCCCATTACGTCATTAAGCTTAGGAAGTATGCCTTCAAATAGTTTTATTAGAGTTCTACTACCTTTATCTGGAGTAGTTATAAGTGTTGTAATCGCTTCTCCTAATACATTTATATTAACCCATATATTCAGTATTTCATCAGAAGCTGTTCCGTTTAAAGTACCTCTTAGTATCTCTATAAGACTTGGGTATAGTTGTCCGGAAGACCATTTCTTTGTAGAGGGTGGAACTATTAAACAAACTCCTGGATCACTTGATGTATGAAAGTCGTATGTCCTATATCTACATAATGGTATATCTGATTCCTCTCCTATTTTAGCTATTTGAGTGTTTAGTTTTATTACAGATTTTTTATCCTTATCACAGGGGAGTATTGTATTAGCTAGAGCACAGAAACTGTCTAGTCTCATATATACAAACTTATCTGGAGATTTAGTGGCAGATTTATCGTCCACTGGTGTAGTAACTGTTACAGGCTTTTGGGCAATATTAAGTCCTGCTATTCCGTTTACTTTTTCAAAGCTTTCAATAAAAGTCTTATGCTTAGTTTTTAAAGTTTTATATATACTTGCTACTCCTTTTGCAGATTCTTCTATAATAGTCTTAAAAGCTGCCTCTAACATTGTAGCACTTACGACTTTTCCTTCCTTTTCTTCATTACCTGGGAAAGTTCCTGTACCTACATCGATAGTTAGAGATTCTATAATTTCTCCGATTGATATTAAAGTTGTTGTGCAATCATAACCTCCATCCTGTCTATACTTCCAAGAGAAGTTTTTTATAAATCCAAATATACCGTCGTAGTTGTAACCTGAGTCTTGTTTTAACTTATTAATCTCTTTGTATAGACCTTCTTTTGTAGTACCTTCTTTAAACATTGTAGCTACTGTACTTGGAGTTGTTATAAAATTACCTGGTCCTTTATAGTATACACTATGTCCCCATTCCAGTAAAGCTGAAAAGCCTGGTCTCATATACAATAATTCTAATTCCTGTAATTGAGCAACATCCCAGCAATTGAATGTAATTGTAGCTTCTTTTAAAACTCCAAATCTATTAATAGCACGAATCTGCACTCCTGTAATACCTGGCATAGGTCTGAACCCTAGTCCGTTTGAAAAATTACTATAGGTATTGTCTCCAAACCTTCCTTTAGTTCCTCCTATGAATACATATTTATTTGCTAATGCGCTAGATCCTCCTGCATTTACCGAAGATGTTAACTTTACCCATCCAGTTTTGCTGTTTAGGTATTCAATATTTTGATCTGTTCTACCTTCTTTTTTGGAAAAGATATCACTTCTCAAATTTAATTGATTTAACACTTCCTTATCGAAAGGTCCTCCTATAACTTTACTGCTTGGCATTTTTTTCTATCTATTAAGGTTTGTGTAGTTACTTACTGCTGTATCTTTATCAGCAGGTATTCTAATTTGAACTCCTGGCTGTACAATTAATGATGCTTTTTCAGAAGTATTTGCAGCTGCAATTATCCACCACAGAGTACTGTCCCCGTAGAATTGCTGTGCTAACCTATCATACCTGTCTCCTGCTGTTGTGATTATATAAAAATCTTCAGAGGTAGGAGCTATTTCCGGATATAGGACTGTTCTCCTATAAGGCTTTCCTGTAGGTGATGTTGTTAAAGGTACTGTATCGTATCGTTTCATTCTATAAAGCTATTAGTCCCTTTTTTACCAGCTGTAAAATATTTTTTAAGACCTGTTTCAGGTGTAAATGTATGAATTGGTGTAAAGTCTATACTACAGTCCATTACCATTGGTAGTTCCTGCATTGTGCTGTCTCCTACTTCTTTTCCGTCTTCCGGCCTTGTCATTGCAATTTCCCAAGGATATTCTACATTCCAAGAATAGTTTACACTATTCATTACTCCCGGTAATTCATATACGTAGTCTCCTACTGTCATTTTTACAATAGTTCCTCTCATAAACTGACCGTTGTCAGCATATGTAGGAGCTGTTGAAGATGCTAAATAAAGCATTTTTTGATATAAAGGTTTCATTTCAGATCTTGTAGCAGCTGCTATTTTAAAAGATAAGGTAATTTTTCTTTGAAAGCCACCGTATACTTGAAAATCTTCCCCTCTACCTAAATATTTAGTTGGATTCCATTGACCTGTATAACTATCTGCAAAGCTATCTAGAAAAGCTCTAAAGTATAGTACTTTTGTTTCTGTGGGAGTTATTACATGAAATCTAAATTTTATAATATCTCTACCCTCTTCCTCTCCGTTTACTTTTGCTGTAACAGGGGGTAGTGCGTTTATCTTATCTATTTCTAAAGATGCACTTGGAACATTTTCATTTGAAGTTGTCCAGTACTGGTTAGTTCTCTTTTTCTCATCCTTTCTAGCTCCTTGATCTCCCAGTAAAACTCTATTTTCTTTTAATACATTTCCGTTTTTAGTAACTCTTTTTGACTGTATATCAATATAACTTCCTGAAACAGTTCCTACAGGTCCTGTATAGTTACCTGTTATGTTTTGATGATTTACACTACCCTCTACAAAGTTTTGAGTATAGACTGGGTTTGCTTGTCCTTCTACTGTTTTAGTTTGAGAGTAGCTAGAACTTTCTGAGTATGTTGTGAAACTGTTTAGTAGCTGTACTGTATCCCCTGTTGGAAAGTTTGACTCTATCTCCCCTTTAATTTCCTGACCTCTTAATGCAAGGGGTGCTCCTTCTACTCCTCCTGCCCCAAAGAATTGTGCAAAAGCAGATCTAGTATTTCCTCCAGATGGCTGTAGATATGTATCTGTTCTAAATGCGTATACAAAATGGGTACCTGTTCCATTTACTGGAACCTGGGCTAGAGTTGATCCTAAAATCTTAGCTGTCTGTACAACAGTGTCCAGTGCTTGCCTTACAATGGCACCTCCTAGTGTTGTGTTACCTTTATCTCTATTCTTTTGTAGCTTATCCTGGATATCTACTTGTTGTAGTAGGGCTTGGTTTCCTAAAAACTTTAATCCAGGACGATCTATAAGCATTTG